ATTACATAGGGCTTCGCCTCATTAAATCCGTTCTCATCGAGATTGGCGGACAACAAATCGATAAGCACTATTCGGACTGGCTGTATATCTGGAATGAACTCTCCCTCCCCCGTGGTAAGCGATACGGTTATGACACTATGGTCGGTGCCGACAAGGATATCACCTCGTTCAACAACACCACCCTTTATATCCCCCTCGAATTCTGGTTCTGTCGCAACGTCGGTCTCGCACTTCCTTTAATCGCTCTTCAATACCACGAAGTGAAAATCAAGATTGATTTCGAGACGAAGGCTAACTGCCTTATCGATTTAAAGGCGGCTGCTGGAACTGTTTCGGAGTCTGAGGCATATAAAACCGAAACTGTCGGAACTGTCGCCAACATAACCGATATGTCTCTGTGGGTCGATTACATATTCCTTGACACCGATGAACGCCGACGATTCGCCCAACTGTCGCACGAGTATTTAATAGAGCAACTTCAATTCACTGGAACTGAAACCCTGAATGGCGGTTCTACCAACCGTGTGAAACTCAACTTCAATCACCCCTGTAAGGAACTTATTTGGGTCGCTAAGCCGAACAACTATTCTCGTAAGGCTTCTTGGTATAACTACACGGACACTGATATCGTCGATTTAACTTCCGCATTAGTTGCCGAAGTCGTTCCAAATGCATCCTTAGCCCAATATACAACCGATTATGCTTCTTCGAATTATATGGCTGGTTTCGACTTTGTCAATGGCAATACCACCAATACTACCATTGGTGCTTCATCGCCTTTCGCGGACGCTATACTTCAATTAAATGGCAACGACCGTTTCAGTGTTCGCGATGGTGCTTATTTCTCATTCGTCCAACCCTATCAACATCACACCAACATACCGAATAACCCCGGTATCAACGTGTATTCGTTCGCCCTCAAACCCGAAGACCATCAACCCAGTGGAACTCTCAATATGTCCCGTATTGATACCGCGACGCTGATGGTTACCACCAAGGCGATAACTACGTCATTAACAGACACACCTGCCCTAACTTATGATGGTATCAACATATACGCTGTGAATTACAACGTTCTCCGCATCCTCTCGGGTATGGGCGGACTTGCCTATTCCAATTAATCAGATTAATCCAATTAATCGTATTCATTATTCATTATGTCATTAATGTAATATGCGATGTATGAATGAATTGCCTTTTTTTTTTCTCCTCTAATAGTATAAAGAATATAGCGTAAATGGGTGGTGGTCTTCTTCAATTAGTAGCATACGGAGCACAGGATGTTTATTTAACTGGTAATCCTCAAATTACCTTCTTCAAGGTTGTCTATCGTCGCCACACCAACTTCGCGATTGAGGCTATTGGACAAACCTTCAACGGAACCCCCGGGTATGGCAATCGCGTAACGTGCCAAATATCTCGTAATGGCGATTTAGTCCATCGTATGTATCTTTCCCTGAAAGTTCCTAACGCAACCTCCCTTTGTGCTTTCTATGGGCTTCGCGTTATCAACTATGTCGAAATTGAAATCGGTGGTCAAAAGATAGACAAGCATTATTCGCATTGGCTGTATGTCTGGAACGAACTTTCGCTACCAAAGTCAAAGCGTGATGGCTACAATAAGATGGTAGGAGCGGCGGGAGGAACTGGCTATAATGGCAAGACTCTTTATATTCCCCTCGAGTTCTGGTTCTGCCGCAACGTCGGTCTCGCTCTTCCTTTAATCGCTCTCCAATATCACGAGGTGAAAATCAACATCCAGTTCGAGACTGCCGAGTTATGCCGTGGTTCTGCGGACGTCCTTTCCGCATTCCCTGACGCGACACTGTGGGTCGATTATGTATTCCTCGACACCGATGAACGCCGTCGTTTCGCTCAACTGTCGCACGAGTATTTAATAGAACAACTTCAATTCACGGGTTCGGAGTCTGTTTCGTCTGCCAAGTTGAACTCTAAACTTTCCTTCAATCACCCGTGTAAGGAACTTGTGTGGTTCGCGAACAAGAAGGCAACTGCTTCACAACAACTTACCAATAACAATTGGTTCAACTACACGACTACCAATGGTGCTGTCGCGTCCCTCCCTTACTATTATAACCTGAACGCCTTACACAATAAGGCAATCGGTTCTTTAAATACTGTTGCGACTGCCAAACTGATACTTAATGGCAACGACCGTTTCTCAGCACGTCCGGGGTCATACTTCAATCTCGTCCAACCCTTCCAGCATCACGAGAATATCCCTGCGAACGCGGGTATCAATGTCTATTCTTTCGCCCTCAAACCCGAGGAGCATCAACCCAGTGGAACTCTCAATATGTCCCGTATCGATACTGCTACGCTTTCCATCGACTTCCAGACTGGCTTAACTTCTGACACCACTTTAAATGTGTATGCGGTCAATTACAACGTCCTCCGTATCCTCTCGGGTATGGGTGGTCTTGCCTATTCCAATTAAATTATATATCAATATATATCAATATCTCGATGTATGGAATGTATTGAATTGCCTTTTTTTTTTCTCCTCGAATAGTATAAAGAATATAGCGTAAATGGGTGGTGGTCTTCTTCAATTAGTAGCATACGGAGCACAGGATGTTTATTTAACTGGTAATCCTCAAATTACCTTCTTCAAGGTTGTCTATCGTCGCCACACCAACTTCGCGATTGAGGCTATCGAGCAAACACCTACTGGCAGTAATTCTCTCGGTTCTCGCGTGAGTTTCCAAATCACCCGCAACGGTGATTTAATCCATCGTGTATATTTCTATGGTGTAATCACTGCTCCTACAAGTGCTACATCCACCGATGCGGTTGCTCTTGTTCCTAACTTCGGACACAAACTGTTAAAGACGATTGAACTCGAGATTGGCGGACAACGCATCGATAAGCATTACTCCGAATGGCTATACATCTGGAACGAACTTTCCCTCCCTATCGGAAAACGCAACGGCTACAACGTGATGGTCGGTGCCAACGCTCGTAATATCGCAACCAAACTCGTCCAAGGCGAAAGTTATGAACTGTATGTTCCTCTCGAGTTCTGGTTCTGTCGCAACGTCGGACTCGCCCTTCCTTTAATCGCTCTCCAATACCACGAAGTTAAAATCAACATCGAGTATGAGAACGAGGCATTAATGAAGGACACTGGTGCTAAGAACTTCACTCTCGTTGAAGAATTAAAAACTGCTGGAACTACTACCGCAAACGGTTCTCTTTCTAATAATTTAACTCTTAAATTAGAAAAGGCGACTCTGTGGGTTGATTACATATTCCTCGACACCGATGAACGTCGCCGATTCGCTCAACTGTCGCACGAGTATTTAATCGAGCAACTTCAATTTACCGGTGCGGACTCTATCACTTCCTCTGGCGAGTCAATGAAGAGCATCCGTATGAACTTCAATCACCCGTGTAAGGAACTCGTCTGGACTATCAAGGATACCACTACGGATGTGTATTGGAACAATTACTCATCTGCTGGAAACGGGCTACACAACAACGACCACCTCGATTCCACCAACCCTGTCACGAGTGCTAAGATAATGCTTAACGGTAATGACCGTTTCGCGACTCGCAAGGGTGATTATTTCTCCCTCGTCCAACCTTATCAGCACCACGAGAATACCCCCGACAAGTTCCATCAAGGTATCAACGTCTATTCTTTCGCCCTCAAACCCGAGGAGCATCAACCCAGTGGAACTCTCAATATGTCCCGTATCGATACTGCGGTGCTTTCGCTTTCATCGAGCATTACTGGTGTCATCAGCATATACGCGGTGAATTACAACGTTCTCCGTATTCTCTCGGGTATGGGCGGACTTGCCTATTCCAATTAAATTGCCTCCATCCTCCATTTTTTTTATTATGTTTTATAAAAGTATAAAAATAAGTTAGAGTTAGAGTTAGAGTTAGAGTAAGAGACGGTCGTAAAAATGACTTTTCGGGTCATTTATGATTGCTTCTGTGTCATTGATGCCATACAAATCAAACAACCGTTCTAATGCGTTTTTCAAAGCCCTCTCTAATTTCGTCTTGTCTTTGCCTTCCAAGTTCTTTTTTAATGTTTCTAATTTATGTAAAAACGTGGCATAGGATTTAATCATAAACGCGTCATCGATATTACTGATGTCGTTCTTACTGAATAAGTCCTCGTATTTACCAATATTCCTCTTACATATTTTGATATATTTGTTAAATAACTCCATAATGGCATCGAGACTATCCTCGTATAATAAAACTACCTTCAAGAGGTTCAAGTATATTAACAGATGCTCTTTCGTTCCTTCTGAGGCTTTTAAAATTATTTTTATATTATCTCTTACCTTATTTTTAAAATCTTCTGTATTAACATTAACATAGTCAAAATCAATGATAAAGTTTGCGAAATCAGTTTCGACATCCTTTTTATAATTATTATTTTGTGTGTTGTTTGCTGTTAAAACTTCAAACTCCAACTCGTATTTAGAAGCATTTTCTTTGAACGTGGTATATTTTTTTAATACGTTCGCAGATATTTTAAATTTTTCAGTTTCATATATCTTTTCTCCTATATCTTCTACTTTGCCACTGCCGATTCCCTCTACACCTTTTATTAATTCATTTAAACTCTTTATTAGTTCCGTTCGGGTATCTCCATTTTTGCTATCATAACCAGTATATTCGATTTCCCTTTTAATATCTTCGATTGCTTCTTTGATATCTTTGAAATTATAATAATTTACCAAGTCATTCAAAAAACTCTCTCCAATCGGACACTTCTCTTCTTCCATAATCTCCTCTAATGCGTCGAATGTCGGTTTCGAATAATCCTGCCCTTTTTTAATCATCTCCAATAATTCCAACGTTTCTTCATACTTGAAGCATTGTATTTTTTCATAATTATCCCCCTTGATATATTGTAAAGATATATAGCGTAAGTTATCCATCCATCTAAAATAATTAGAGATATATATATTCTAAAACTTTGTCGCGATTATACTTGTGAATAGCCAAATGAACATAGTGAATAGCGTAAGCGTCTTTGAGAGTTGCTTACGCTCGTCGTAGGTTAATATCTTCACGTTTGCGACAGGCTCGTCGTTCGCCTCGTCCTTGAACTCAGGCTTCTTCTTGATATTCAATATGATAGGTATGACGATTAACAAGATGATAAGTGATGTGTGGATTAATAACCGCGAAATCCCATTCGTTCCCATATAAAAATAGTAAAATAACGAGCGAATGCTATTTATAATCCCATTGAAGTTCATATATTTCACGTCATAACTATTGTCGATATTGATGAATAACACGACAAACCAAAACAATATGATGTATATGATAGCGTAATATATGAACCCTTCGTAGAAGGAGGTTATGATATTGATATCGATACACCACTGAACCATAAGCAAGGTGATATATCGGATAAAAAAGGTTGCGATAATGAATACGATTCGGTCGTCTAAGGTTATCTCCAACTCTTCCAAGGGATTTTGCGGGTCATTCTCAAAATCCTTTATTTTCTTGATGATGTTCTCGGCGTTATCCTCCCTATCCTCGACGGATAACGCATTGTATATGTCGATATCATTCGACAGTTGGTCTATCTTGTTGTCGGTCTTGATGCGAACTACATTGCCTTTATTCGAGTCTCTCACGTCCCTGAACTCTTGCTTCATTCGAGGGGAAATAGAACGATAACGCGACTTGTCTAAATACTGAGCCTTTAATGTATCGTCGCTATATTTCTCCTCTGGACTTGCTCCGCCTTTACTACTAAAACCACCCGGTAATAATCTACTTCCTAATCCTATTCTTCTTGTAGATGGCATTGGTGATGAAGACGAATCA